GTGATCTCCAGTGACCGACACATCGAACCCTCCGCGTTCTAACTGTCTCTTTATGTAAGATGTAGCCTTGAACCTATCGAACATCGGATACCCTATGAGAAACGACGGAACCTGAAACACGGCGTACTTTCCACCAAAGTCTACCGACTGTCTGATCTTCCTGGAAGCCTGTTCATATAATTTGATGTACGTTTCTTTTTTCAGTCGATTCTTCTTTTCAGTCAGTCGTGATATTTCATCTACACTTATCATTATCATGTACTTTTACTTATTTTTTATCAATTCCAACTCACTCTCCCTGAAGCGCTCGTATTCCGTGAATTCGTGACCCTCCACGTCACTCGTGAAGGGGCTCTGGTCGGTGGGGGGTTTGACGTCAATGGGCTGTGTCCGAGCGCTCATGACCTGCACGGTACCGTCTGGATTCACGTTAATGTCCACGGTGACTGCGAAACCAAAGGTGAAACCGTGCTGTTTCATAAGCATGAACATGCAACGGTACAACTCCTTCTTATTCTCCTTGTGCACGTACTTCTTGAGTGAGGTTGTCTCTATCACGTAGGTACACAGTCCAGTCTTATCGGCCACGTATCTGTTGGTGGCCATAACCAACTTCTCCACGAGATCATTATCCACACGCACATCCGTGGATTCGACGTATTCAGTCGTGTCGAAGGAAGGATCGTCGATGACTATCTGCTTCACCGGGTACCCCTCCCTCTTGCTGGACATCAGTAGTAACATGAGCACTATGAGAATCAAAAGGATGGTAATCATATTACTATACTTTACAAAAAAACTGTGCGATAATTGTATATTTTTTTTGAAAATCTAAAACAAAGATGTCACTCCTGATCTTTAGTCCCAAATGTTCTCACAGCGTGGACATAGTCAATTACATCAACAGACACACCCAACTCAAACAGATTGTTCAGTTTCACAACGTCAACACGATGGGTATACCCCCTCAGTACAGAACGAAAATCACGAGGGTACCCACCATGCTCACGAAGAATGGAAAGGTGCTCGTGGGCAAGGAGATCCAGAATTGGCTGGAGTCCCTTCTCCCTGTGCAGGAACTCGAGACGTGTGGGTTTGGAAATTGTGAGATGACCACCCTGGACGGTGAGGGAAGTGCGGTGATGTTCGGTCTCGATGAATACGGGAGATCCCTCCAGCCCGCGATGACTCCGGAGCTAGAGGCGAAAATAAGTCGCAGCGTCACAGAAGCTTACGGTGATATAAAGAATTAAGTACACATTCAACGAGAATGCGTCTCGTCACCGTCCAAGCCGCAGCCATAAAAGCAACCTTCGAAGTGCTCAAGGATATACTCAACGATGTGAACATATACTTCAAACCAGATGGAGTGTACCTGGTGACACTCGACACGGCGCGAACGTCACTCATAGACATGCACCTCCCGGCTGAAAACTTCGAGGAGTATTCGTGTGATCAGGAGGTGGACACGGGTGTGAACGTCACCAACATGTACAAGCTCCTGAAGACCATCACCAGTAACGACGTGTTGATCATATCCATAGACTGCAAGGAGTACATGAACATCGAGATTCACAGCGAACAGAAAAAAACATGCACCAAGTTTGCACTCAAGCTCTTGGACATAAACGAAAATCAGATCGAGGTACCCGAGATGAACATGACGATGAACACACCCGTCCCCTCGGTAGACTTTCAGCGCATCTGCAGGGACATGGCAAACATAGGAGAAGACATAGAGATCACGCGGTCAGGAAAAACGCTACGATTCGTGTGCCAGGGTGATTTCGCCAATCAGGACACTGAGATCCAATGTACGGACGAGAGCCCCTCCATGTCAGGAGTCTATTCTCTTCGGTACATGAACATTTTTACAAAGGCTACGAGCATGTGTGCGACGGTTCAAATCATGCAGGAAGAACAAAACAGGTTTCTCATACTCAAATACAACGTGGCTAATCTAGGAGACTTGAAATTCTACTTGGCGACTAAGGTATCCGAAGATCAGTGATGTACCCATCCGTCGTGCTGACCATCTTCTTCACACCCAGGATATTTTTCAAGAGTATCTTCGGTAAGGACTCCTTGAGCGTCTCCTCGTCGTAATACAGCATGTCAGAAATTTTCACCTTCTCACACTCGTGGGGGCCCGTGTACCGCTTGACCTTCGCGAGTACATCCTTCACAGGGTGTCCATCCTTATTCAGTAATTGTGCACTCACCAGTGGGATGGAGAAGCGCATGCCCTTTTCAGTATGAGGGGGCCAGGTGTATTCCCTGTCGTACGTGAGGTATTTATACACGTGATTGTTGTACCAGTACTTTACCCTGATCAACAATTTCGTGACGACATCGGGAGGTTCCGGTACACGTTCATTTTCATTCAACTCTACAGCGTATGTTTCTGTCTCATCGTCCCACTCCCCCGATTGATCTTCCCAAAAAGTATTCGATGTCATGTAATCCTCACCGTTATTCACCCAGTATTCGAGCTCCCTCGAGATGATTTTATAATCCGGTTTTTTAAGCATGTTCTTGATAAAACACATTATGTTAATTAAAAATTTGTGGATAAGATTCATTAGCTATCATGGAAGGTAATTTTTTAAGCAGGTATAATAATAGAATTCAAGAATGGATGGATAAAATAGATGATGACCCCGAAAACAAATCGACGTACGAATCCGAAATGTCCGAATACATCATGCAGTGTATGCCTTACATGAAACAATACACGGCCGACATGGAAGGTGAGGTCACCACAGATAACGTCTTTAATTGTAAGGAGACCGTGGGACTTCAAAGAAAGGATATATTCGTGGATTATCTCATAGACGTCGAGAAAAAGAACATCGATAGACCCGTCACGAAGAAGATAGACGTCTGCCCCACCTGCCCAGATAGTAACATTTTTCAGTTTAACGACACGAGCGAACTGGTGTGTGACAACTGTGGTATGGTGATAGACGTGCTCATAAGCGAAGAACTCACCTACAAGGAGGAACAGGAAACATCGGGGAAGGTGATCAATTACTCGTACAAAAGAGACAATCACTTCAACGAATGGCTCTCACAGTTTCAGGCGCAGGAGATGACCACCATACCACCCGATGTCATCGAAAAATTACGAAGTGAATTCAAAAAGACAAAGATAAAGAGTGTCACTGAGATTACACACGCGAAAGTCAGGGGTTTCTTGAAAAAACTCAAACTCAACAAGTACTACGAGCACGTCCCCTACATCACGAACATACTGAGCGGCATCCGGGCACCGAACATGCCACAGGCTCTCGAAGAGCGACTGAGACTCATGTTCAAGGACATACAAAAACCATTCGATAAAAACTGTCCCACGGAGCGTAAAAACTTTTTGAGCTACTCTTACGTGCTTTATAAATTTTGTGAACTCCTCAGCGAAGATTCGTACCTTCAATACTTTCCACTGCTCAAATCCAAGGAAAAGTTACACCAACAAGACATCATATGGAAAAAGATATGCCACGACTTACGATGGGAGTTTATCCCCACCATTTAATAGGATGTGTCTCATGTCCTTCTTGAAGGAGGGAGGGAGGTCCCCCCACAGGCGTTCGCTCGAAAGAAAGGCATCCACCTCCCCCTCGCGTATCAGGGGTTCGAGGAGTTGCCAGTTGGGTTCATCGTATCGAATCTTCGAAGATCCCTCGGCGAAAAGTCGCGCGTATCTGTACCACCCAGCTATGCTCAAGTACATGTGCACGGGGTGCTTCCCCTGCTCGAGACACTTCTTCAACGATGGGACGATGAACGTGTGAAACTTCGTGAACCCATCCATGCATATGCGCTCCAGTTCATCCCTGTTGGCCGGGGATGACAGGCGCTTCTCGACCGTCTTCACGTACGCGTGTACATCGAAGGGGAGCTCCGTGTCTATGGAGGGTACGATCTCATCCAGCTGGAGCCTCCTGAAATGCTCACGAAGCGTGGGATCGTTCATCACCTGGTCGAACGTCTGATAACCGGAGAGCACACCCAGGTACGCCAGTGACGTGTGACCCCCGTTGAGTATACGAATCTTCGTCTCCTCGTAGGGCTCTATGTCGTCGGTGATGATCGCACCCACCTTCGTCAGGTCGGGAAAGTCAGAGGCAAACTTGGACTCTATGACCCATTGGGTATAGTCCTCGCAGTGTACCGCCGTATCACCGTAACCTGGAAAGAGGCTCTCCACGCACGAACGAAGCAGGGGGGTACTGCGGGGTGTGATGCGATCCACCATACAAGATGGGAAGCTCACGTTTTCCCTGATCCATTCGGCCAGTTCGTATTGATTCGTCTGATAGAGGTAGGCTAAGAATTGTGTTTCGAGCACGATACCGTTTTGTCTGATGTTGTCACAACACAGTATAGTGATGGGTGTCTTTCTGTTTCTGAGACCACACGCCAGGTACTCGAAGAGTGGTGACCCCGGGGCATACCCACTCTCCGTCACAGTCACAGTTATCAGATGAACACTCGGTAACGTCAGTAGATGTTTCGCCACGGTTCTGTTTTTCGTCCAGTCTATGTAATCGAGATGAGACCTCACGAATCTATGAGAGGTGGGTGTCTTTACCACGTAATCATCAATCTCACGGAACCCTTCGTTTCTCAGATTCACAGCCACTATACCCCACCTGAGATCACCGGTCTTTTCCATGTAATCGTCTATGTACATCGCCTGATGTGCGCGATGAAAAGCGCCGTAGCCTACGTGTATTATTCCCGTCTGACATTCGGATTTGTCATACATTGAGTTAACGGAATATTATAATCTCGTGACATGGACCACATCTGGTTCGGTGTTCATGCACGGTGGAAAGTTAATCAGGTAGGCTTCCTCGAGATCCAAGAGTTTCAGATAGTTTTTCGCCTGAGACACCATGGCTTCGTTCATGGTCTTCACGGACTTGAGCTCAAGAACGGTAGTCTTGTTGATGATGATGTCCGCTCGAAGATTACCTATGGTGTGCCCCCTGAACACGATGGGCACGATGCGCTCAGATTCGTAGGAAACACCATTCTCACGGAGGATAACCTCCATGGCGTTGTGATACACGCGTTCACTGTACCCGGGCCCGAGAGCGGTGTACACTTCTTTGACGTATTCGTGAATCATATTACATGTGTCTACACACTATCTTTTAAGTGAAAGTATTTAAAGAAAAGGGGCGAATAATAAATATGACCCCTGTGGTGAAACGGTAATCACATGATTCTTATACATTCTATTGTATACTTGACTGGAGTAACATCCAATGAGTGAAGTCAAATTCCGGGTTCGATTCCCGGCGGGGGTATCTTATATATTTTTAATACATTAGTTGCTTTTTCTTTTGTGTCATATGATCCAAAATATCTATTTTTCCCGTTTATATATAACGAAACTACCCATTTGTTAATTTGCTTACGGTAATAAACTCCACCTTTACCGTTTGAAACTCTCTTTTTAACATAAGAATTTATATACATATCAGGGTTTTGTGTGTAATCAATCTGAAATTTCAATGCATCTTCTTTATTTTTAAAGTTTCCTAGAGAACCCTGTTTGTTATTTCTAAAAGTCCATGATGTAACTCGTCCATCTATTTTAGATTTATTTTCTACTATATAACCAAGTAATCCGTTATTTCTTCGTTTTGTAATATCCCTTTGAATTTTGGTCATAAGTTCAATAGTATTACTCGATCTACTTTCACCTCTCCCACCTCCTGATGAAAGATTATAACCATTTGGATACATTGTATTGAAATGATTAATATAATACTTTTCTTTTTCTGATAAAAGAGTATTTTCACCTTCCCAAATTATTTCTTTCTTAAAATTACAAATCCCATTAACGTTTATGGCATCTTTCAATGCTCTACAATAACTTTTACCGTGAGTATGATTATTTATTCTTTTTTGTAATGTCTGTACTGTTTGTCCTATATAGGATTTTCCCTGTGGGCAAGTCAATTTATATATTAAACCCATGCTTATTATATATTTATAAAAATATCATCTCAAAAATTCTGTGAACGTTATTAAAGAACCATCCATCAGACGTTCTCCCCATTTTGTTTCTGTTTCAGACAAGTCACTGGGACATAAACAAGATTCAACGTACACATCACACATGGGCATATCGTGGGTGTCAAAATAATCTAAGAGTTTTTTTAGTTTTTCATCAATCATAGAATCCACGACTTTGCAAAATGTTTCTTCACAAAACCACACACGGGTCGTTCGTATTTTATTTTTTTCACGGGCCAACAAGTTCCTTTTTATGAAGAGTTCAATCTCCCCGTCAGCCTTTTCAAATAGAGTATTCGCGCGATCCCCCGTATTCATGTACACGTGTATACCGGGAGCCATCTTCTTGATGAAATTTTTTTGCTCCTGAGTAATAGACATTTATATACTCAGACATTTAACCATTGGTTAATGAGACGCACCGCGCTTTTTCCGACGCCTCTGATGTGCTTGACATCTTCGCCGTGCGACACTTCAAAGTGAAGCGTCTTGATGATGTCACCCACATTCTTGTAGGCGTGCTTCTTGTGAGGATTCTCCTCCTTATCCGCCTTGGCAT